TACTCTGATGTTGCTTGCACGACTGAGATACCGCAACCAGTAGCGGTCGTGAACAACAACATATCTTTTTATGTTGTCAGTGACTTGATTAGCTATGATATCGTTATCGGTGGTGGCAATCTCTGTAAGAATGCTTGGATTTACGATATTGAAAACCTTCCAGGCACTGTCTGGGAAATGTCTGATACGTACTGGCAGAATGACCCTGCTACGTGGGACGCTGAGAACCCCGTAGCCATTCAGCCCGCTACTACTAACAATGTGGGCCAGCTATACACAGGTTTGGACCTTGTACGGGCTGCTATGCGGTTGATTCAGGTATCAGCCGTTGATACAGACCTAACCGCTGCTGAATTGGCTGACGGTATTCAATCACTGAACCGGATGCTTGATCAATGGGGCGTTGAGGAACTGATGCTGTATCAGGTCAAGCGGGAAGCGTTTGAGCTGATTACTAACCAGAATCCATACACAATTGGTCTGGGTGCAACGTGGAATACCATCAGACCCATTAGAATCATTGATGCTTACTTGACGCTAAACAACGGGAGCATTCCTGTTGATTACCCCATGCAGGTACTCAATTATGACGACTACAACGCTATTAGGCTGAAAACACTCAGCACTAACTTCCCGAGTTACATTTACTATCAGCCATCATTCCCTGTGGGTGAAGTGTACATCTATCCGCTGTATGCACCTAACGATCCGTCTACACAAGGGCCAGCGCTGATTACGCTAACGTCATGGACTCCGTTACCGTTGATCACTGACCCAACATGTCATATTGAGCTACCTCCGGGTTATTGGGCTGCATTGGTTTACAACCTTGCCGTTGCGCTGGCAATGGAGTATCAATTCGACTTACGGCCAGACGTAATTGCTATGGGGCAAAATGCGTTACGCATTATTAAGAGAATGAATCAACGTACAGTCACGTTACAGACCGATGCGGCGCTCATGTCAAATAGATTTTTGCGTTATAATATTTTTTCAGATAGCACCGGCAGATAAATCAATCGCTTACGCTTTTGTATGTGCGCCGTGCTAAGATATTACAGACATTGTTTGGTGTCACATTTTTATGAAGATATGCGGAAATCTGTTTGGCGGTATTGCCTTGTTTAGCCATAAGCCTGATTGCTCTAACATCATCATCGGTAAATTTTGCCTGCCATTGCTTTATGCCGCGAGGCCTGTTGGCAATGCCATCTAATGATTGATAGTAGTGATTGAGGTTATCGCTTCTGGATACCCATTCTAGGTTATTTGGTGTATTATTTTGTTTATCTCCGTCAATATGATTAACTTCTTTTTTGTCTGCCGCGGGTAGCCCATGAAACGCCATTGCAACAAGGCGATGAACGAGAAAGCCTTTTCTCATATTTGGCTGAACAGTAAGCATCAGCCTTTCATAGCCCTTTTGAACTCTAGTCCACATAATCAGGTCAGTTTTGTTGGGGATTTTTTTTGAAATGCGGCCTAGGCTTGACGCATAATAAGGCGATAAAGTTGGGATTGGCTTCCATAATTCGTTTTTCATTTGTGATTGTCATCTAGTGAAGAAAAATGATTCGATACAAGATATCACAGTTTTTTGAGTCGCGCAACTAATGCCTACAACAACTGAACTTGCGATACTTGGACCGGGCATCTCAGGCCGGTCCAAGGCTATTTCAGCACAAAAGAGGCTCAACCTCTACATGGAGGTTAGACGCGATAATGATAAATCTGATCTGGTCGCTTATGGTACGCCGGGGTTATCTCCTTTTGTTGATTTCGGTAATCAGCCAGCTAGGGGCATGTGGTGGTTTGAAGCCATTAACACATTGTTCATTGTTGCTTATGACCAATTGCTTGAAATCCGGGGTGATGGCAGCTACATCGAACGAGGAACGCTAGAGACAACGGCTGGTAACGTCAGCATGGCCGATAATGGGCTACAGCTGATGATCGTAGATGGGCTGACTGGTTACATTTTCACCCCAACAACAGGTGATCTTGCATACAGCCGTACCGGTACGCTAGTTACTGTTACTGAGACGCTACACACTCGCAAGGAAAATGAGATTGTAAACATCGAGGGTGATGCTAACATCCCATCAGGTGCCTACATTGTCTTCAATCCTCCGTTTGTCATTGGGACCAATAACCTGGTTATCGGTACGGAATACGTCATCACGGTTCCCGGTACAGCCAACTGGACAGCGCTAGGTGCTGATTCAACGGAATACGGGACGATCTTCAATGCAACCGCTGTTACTACCACAGGTGTAGGTACGTGTGTCCCCGCTAACACATGGACCTTCTACACAGCTGCATCTGGATCAGCTACGAGTAATATCAAGGTCGTTAACGATTTTAGGAAGATCACTAATGCTTACACAGGTGTTAATTTTCCTGTTGCTAATACCGTAGCGTTCATTGATAGTTATTTTGTCGTCAACGTAACCGGCACCAAGCAATTCTGGTTGTCCGGTAATTATGACGGGTTTTATTGGGACCCATTGCAGTATGCTAGTAAGGAGGCATACACAGACAACCTTGAGGCTGTCACTGTTGATAACGGCAACATCGTTCTTTTAGGCACTATTTCACAGGAGTATTGGCAGAATAATGGCGGCTTTCCTTTCCCGTTCGCAAGGATATCAGGATCACCAACCGATGTGGGTGTTGTTGCACGCTGGTCTATGGCTAGGTGTGGTGGGATGCTTTTCTATCTTGGTCGTACCCGCCGTGGCAGCTTATCGGTTTTCAGCGTACAGAATTACGCCCCTACTGTCGTTTCTACCCCGGATTTAGACTACCTGTTTAGCCAGTATCAGAATCCTGGGGATGCTGTTGCTTTTGGTTATCGTCAAAACGGACACGAGTTCTACCAGATTAGCTTTCAGACTGAGGGGAAGACATGGCTATATGATGCAAGCACTCAGGCATGGTCCGAGCTATCATCTAATGGTGGTCGTCACTACGCTCAATGGGGAGCGCAGTTCAAGAATGAGATTGTAGTTAGTGATTATCGAACTGGTAAACTATATAAACTGGACCCTAACTATTATACTGATGCTGGCGATACTATTGTCAGAGAGCTAATTACTCCTCACTCATTTGCAAATAGCTCATTTAACAGGCTTCACATCTATCGTTTACGTCTTGATATGGAGCAGGGCGTAGGTTTGCCGCTTGCACAGGTTCAGCCAATTACAGATGTAGATGCGTTAGCGGCCTCCGATACGGAAGCTCTGCTTACAGAACTAGATGACATTATTGTTCTTGAATCAAGCGCTATTGCACTGAGGGAGTCACCGAATCCCCAAATCATGCTACAGGTTAGTCGTGATGGTGGCTATACCTACGGTACAGAAATGTGGATCAGGATGGGTGCTATCGGTCAGTACTTACGCAGAGCAGAATGGAGACGGTTAGGTGTCTCTCGATCTTATGTATTCAAGTTCCGTATTACTGACCCTATAAAGGTTGTCATCATCGGAGCATCTGCTTTCATTGCACAGGCGGCAAAATAATGGGGCTACAAAACTTATTGGAAGACTACCGCAACTGGACTAAAACTCAGGAGTGGAAAAACAAGAAACAAGACGAGCGTCTTTTCGGTGGTGATCCTGTTTTACAAGAAGAATTTGAGAAATGGTCCGGTGGATTTAGCCCCAGCAATCTAGGCGGCGGATTGTCCGGTATGGCTGGAATGATTCGTGCTTCACACGGATCACCTCATGCGTTTGATAAATTTCAAACCAGCAAAATCGGCACAGGTGAAGGAGCGCAAGCGTATTCGCATGGGCTGTATTTTGGTGAAGGTTTTGATAGTCCTGTAGCTCAAGAATATAAAAAGCAATTAGCAGGAGACGTGTTTAATGTTGCTGGTGATGTTTTTGATCCATCATCGCTACAGCACTTAAATGTAAGATCGCTTACTAATAAAGGAAATTTAGAGGGAGCAATCAATAAAGCAAAAGAAATTGCCTCAAGTGATTCGCCTGTTGCTGGGCTTGCTAAAAACGATTTATCTATTCTTTTAGATATTCAAGCAAAAGGTGGATTAACTCCAGCACAAGGCTATTTATATAACACGGAGCTGAAATGGCCTAGCGCAGCAAAAGAAGCCTCTGACCCATTGAGTCCAGAACATTTTATGGTGTGGGATGCGCCATATCAACAGCAAACACAAAACATTCAAGACCTGCTCAAGCAAGAGTATCAAGACGTGTTTAACAAGCGCTCTGGTATCCGTAAGAGCTTACAAGAACGGTTTGCAGCACAAGGCAAAGCGTCTCCTATGCGGTCAGAAATGTCACCGATTACAGGTCAACAATTGTATGAACATTTGGCTGCTAAATTTAACTCTCCTGCACAGGCCAGCCAATACCTAAGCTCAATCGGTATTCCTGGCATGAGATATTTAGATCAAGGCTCAAGACTGGCGGGTAAAGGCACACAGAACTATGTTGTGTATGATGAAAACATTCCTGAAATTGTCACCAGAAACAATATGAGCTTGTCTGGTTTGCTACGCAAATGAACTTCCCCAACGCGCCGTTCCAATCAATCATCACAGAGGCTAGCGGTAAGCTAGCCTCTGTGTGGTCGCAATGGTTTAGTCGATTAGAGTACGTTGTAAAGACGCTGACAATGGCTGGTAGCACGTCTGAGAGGCCCACTAGCCAGCTTTGGACAGGTCAGCGCTACTGGGATAGCACCCTGAACCAGTTAGTCGTTTGGAACGGCTCTGAATGGGTTAGTAGTGCTGTCGGGTATTATGCTTCTTTTTATGACACAACCGACCAATTAGCCGCAAGTCCAACAGCTGCATATCCTGTCAATTGCAATAAT